CGCTATATGGTTGTCGGCAGCGAGCCGGTGCAGCCGCAGGCCGAGCCACAAACATCAGTCTCTGCGGCTTTGACCGATCGCGCCCGGCGCGAGCGTGATGCCCGCTTGGCTGTTGTCGCCGCCTTCGAGACCTTCTCAAAGGGCCTTAAGATATCGGTGCAGGCCAGCATGTTCATTTTCTGCGACCGGTGGAACATGAACATGATCCAAGCGGACGCTTGGGTGAAAGATATCCTGCCGCAGATTTCGCAGCGTTCTGTTTTCCGGTGGCGTTCGGCCAAGCAGGCAGGCGCAAAGGACAAGCTCGCTGTCGATCGTTCCGAGGCGCGCAAGGGCAAGGGGTTGCTCGATACCGCTAATGCCGGTGAGGTCCGCGCTTTTGTGCTCGCTTGGATCGCCAAGAACCCGGCGCTGTCGGCCGATGTCATCCGGGGCTACTGCAAGGATCATTTTGGTGCGGAGTTGGTTGACCGCAACGGCGAACTGAAGCCATTGCCGCCGGAGCGGACCTTCCAGCATTTCATCGCGCAGTTGAAGTCCTCGGAAAAAGTCGTCCTGACCAAGATCACCGACCCGGACAAGTTCCGGTCGCACATGAAGCTTTCCGGTACCGGCACCTATCGCCACATCACCGATCCGAATGCACTCTGGATGATCGATGCCTCTCCAGTCGATGCGCTCTGCATCGACGGTCGCCATTCGCTGTATGCCTGCATCGACATTGCCACGCGTCGGCTGGTCATCACCCTGTCGAAAACGCCGCGTGCTTCCGCCGTTGGCCTGATGATGCGTAAAGCCATCCTGAAATGGGGGGTGGCCAAGGTCATCAAGACCGACAACGGCAGCGATTTCGTTGCTGTTTCGATCAAGCGCCTTTTCGCCGATCTCAGCATCGATCCCGACGTTTCCGATGCCTATTCTCCAGAGCAGAAAGGCCATGTCGAGCGCGTTATCAAGACGTTCCAGCACGAGGTTTGCCCACAGCTCCCCGGTTACATCGGCCATTCGGTCGCCGATCGGAAAGCGATCGAGGGTCGCAAGTCTTTCGCGGAACGCCTTGGCGCTGACGAAAAGGAACTGTTCGAAGTCGCTCTGACCGCCGAGCAGCTCCAGCGTCATATCGATGACTGGCTCGAATATGTCTATCACGAGCGGGAGCACGGCGGACTGAAAGACCGGTCGCCTAACGAGGTCGCAGCCGCTTCTCTGGCGAAGATCAACCGCGTTGATGAGCGCGCACTGGATGCCCTGTTGATGCCTGTCGCTGGCAAGAATGGCCACCGTGTCATGCAGAAGCGCGGCATTCAGAACGATGGCTTCTTCTATCTCGCCGGTTCCATCATGGTCGGAACGGATGTGTTTTGCCGCCTCGACCCGCTCGATATGGGCCGCATGTATGTCTTCGACGGCGAAACCGGCCGGTATCTCGATGTCGCCATCTGCCCGGAACTCTCTGAGGTCAATCCACAGGCTTACGTCAAGGCGCAGAAACAGATTGCCGCCGAGCTGATCCGCGAGAAGGAACGCGAGATCAAGGCCGATATTCGCGAACTGAAGAAGGGACCGTCCGGTATCGAGCGCACAATCCGCCTTGCCAAGAAAGAGAAGGCAGAGCGCGAAGCCGGAACCGCCAACGTCATCCAGTTGCCTAAGCGCGAACAGCAGCACAGCACGCCCGCCATTGCCGCCGCACTGGAGGCCATGACCGCGCCGAAGGTGCCGCAGTCTGCCACGCTCAACGAGAAGGCAGCGGAAATCCATGCGGCCATCGTCCGCGAGGCCGAGCTGAAGGGCAATGCCACCGTCATTCATCTGGACCCGGACGCGGCACTTTCCGACAGCGCCCGCATGTTCAAATGGGCGCAGGCCGTAGAGGCGCAGATCGCCTCCGGTGTTGCGCTTGACGACACCACGGCGGGCAAGCTCGCCCGCTACAAGGCCAGCGCCGATTACCAGACGCGCCGGGACATTTTCGAGGATTTCGGGATCGACGCCGCATTGCGCGGCTAGGTCAAGAAAAAGGGGCCGACTGCCATCGACCCCTCTGCATTGCAATAAATACGAGGATCAAAATGACGACACAACCGATGAAAGTCAATGGCGACACAGCCCCGATCAAGAACGTTACTACGGCGCTCACCCTTGTCCGGTCGCTGCAGAACCGCCACCCCCTGCAACCGAACCTTGGTGTTCTTGCTGGCTACTCCGGTTATGGCAAAAGCGTAGCGGCGCTCTATTGCCAGAACAAGACCGGCGCTGCCTATGTCGAAGTGCGCGACACATGGACCCGCGCCAAGCTGCTGCGCTCGATCCTCTCCGAACTCGGCGTCTACCAGCCACGCGGCACGCTGTCCGACATGGAAGACGAGGTCATCGGCCTTCTTTGCCGCGATCCGCGCCGCCCGCTCATCATTGATGAAGGCGACCTGCTCATTAAAAAGAACTTGATCGAGCTGGTGCGCGGCATTGCCAAGGCCAGCGGCGTTCCGGTGATGCTGATCGGCGAGGAGCTTTTCCCGAAGAAACTGGAACATGTCGGCGACCGCTTCCGCGATCTCGTCCTCGATACGAAATATGCCCATCCCTGCGACATGGAAGATGCCCGCACGTTGGCGAGGACCTTCTATCCGAAGCTTTCGATCTCGGATGACCTGCTCGAAAAGGCCAGAACCGAGGGCGAAGGCCGTGTCCGCCGCGTCGGCAACTCTCTGCATAACATTGCCGAGGCAGCTGCGAGGATGGGCCTTAGCTCGATCGACCTTGCGGCCTACGAGGGCGGTAACGGTCTGTTCTCACGCTCGCGTCTGCCCTCCAGAAAGGAGGCAGCATAATGCGGGTCACTCCAATCGCTCTCAAGATCGCCGTCGCCAAGGGTCAGCGCGTCCTGACCGGCCGTGATCATTACTGGAAGCTGATGATGGACGCAGACATGCGAAAGCAGCCCTTCAGCGTGGACGATATCTTCGGCCTGTCCAACAACCGCAGCCGCCTGCAGATATCCGAATTTCTCGACATGCTGGAAAAGGCGGAGATCATCCGCCGAACCGGCGAGTTGAACCCCCGTGGCATGGCCTTGTACCGTGTCGCTGCCCGCCAGTCTGCCACGCCGATGTTCAAACGTGACGGCACGCCGATCGGCGACCAGATGACGGCGCGACAGGCGCTCTGGAACGCCATGCGCTCGCCGTTTTTCAGGAACGGCTTCAAGCTGATCGACATTTCCGTTCACGCCTCGACGGACACCGTACCGGTCGCGCAGCGTTCGGCCCGGCTCTATATTTCCTGCCTCCTGCGGGCCGGATATTTGATCGTGCTGCAGAAGGGTACCCGCACAGAGCCGACGATCTGGCGACTTGTTCAGAATACCGGCCCGGCCGCGCCGAAGCTCCTGAAAACCCAATGCGTCTATGACCCGAACGCCGAGAAGATTTTCGGCGAGCCGGAGACTGTCGAGGTCGAGCCATGACACCGACAAAGCCCAAGCCCGACAATCTGGAAAAGGCCCGCGCCGCTTGGGGCGAGCAGCCCCCGGAATGGATCATCGCACTGGCAGAGGCCTGCAACGCCGAGAACCAGACGCTGGTGGGCAAGCGTATCGGTTACGCCGGTTCGACCGTCAGCCAGCTTCTTTCGAACACCTATCCCGGCGATGTCGGCCGCATCGAGCAGCTCGTGCGCGGTGCGCTCATGTCCGAGACCGTGCGCTGCCCGGTCCTGCAGGAGATCGGCCGGGATATCTGCCTCGGCTGGCAGCGCCGCCCCTTCAGCACCGCCAGCGCCAACGCCGTCCGGATGCATCAGGCCTGCCGGAACAATTGCCCTCACAGCCGCATAAAGGAGACGAACAGTGAGCCAGTCTAATCTTCTTTCCGATCGTTTGCGCGAAACCCGCAATCTGATTGCCGACTACCGGCACGGCGGCGTGGTGTTGTCCAGTGAGCAGGTCGAGCTGCTTGTGCAGTGCCTCGACGGTTGCGCGGAAACCGCCAAAGACTTGGAAATTTTCGTGCGTGATTTCCAGTTGGTCAGTCGGGACGCCCTCGACAGGCTTGTTCCGCCTGCCAGCGCCACGGTCCTGCATATGATGGGTCCTGGCACTAACGTTGTGCCGTTCCCGCGCTCTCCGCACACCTCCTGAAACCCCCTTCGAAGGGCGTTCGAGCGCTCTTA